TTTCGACAGGATCAGGTTGTTGACCTGGCTGTTCTGGCATAACATCAGGCACAGCTTTCTCGGCATCGATCTCAATCGCCTTAGCCAATTCTTTGATGAGATACCCTCGATCTACCCGAGGCGCATCCAGTGGATTCGCTGTGGTTTGCAAGAATTGCAGGATCTTTTGTGATCGCTCTTCGCGAATCAGTGCAGGTGAGCCATAAACTTGTACATCCATGTCACCCTTGAGGTCCTCTTTGTCTGACCATTGCATATTCCAGTCATATAACGACTTGATCAGCGGCTTAACTAGCCCATCCTCAAGATTTTTGACCACCAGCTTCATCGGCAAAGAAGCGGCATTCATCCGCATAGAGGTGCCGCGTGCTGTCTTATCATCGACCATTGGACTGGTTAGGCCCATCGCATACGATGGCAGCGCCGTAGTCTCTTCGCTCAACGCTCTAACCATCTCATCGACTTGGAGCATTTGACCAAACGGTATGGATGGCTGGAAGTAACGCACTGCCGGTACAGACGGGTCGCCACTATCGCGCAGCCAGACCTGTCCAGGTTGCTGCACTGCCGGATTCTGGCCGTCTTTAAGCATGTGGATATTGACTTCGCACTGAGGAACTGCCGACATTGCCATGCCATCCAGTAGCGCACGTGCCAACCCATTCTCCATGAGCTGCTCACTGCGTACCATGCGTGCAACGCCCAATCCCCAGAAGTTATGCGGAATTTTGCTATAAAAAAAGAAGTTGTAGGGAATGCGCTGCTTTTTCTGAGGCATAATTTTGGAAAGCAATGTGCGACCAGAACAGGTCCAGACGCACGCCCAATAGGTATCTTCTTCTTCGATGCCTTCAATACCGCTGCTTAGTAGCATCCGGCCTGACACTTGGCCCCAATACTCCAACACGTCGAATCTTTCGCTCAGACTCGCCGTGGTGTCGGTTACTTTAGCCAGTGCGCGTTGACTGGTTTCGTACCATTCCGGCTGATGATTGCCTTTGTCGGTTGTGCGGATGATGTCCTCGATCTTTTCGGCGTCGAAGCGCGAATCGTCTTTAAGTGCAGCAAATTGTGCGCGATTCAAGACATGACGCTCAAATACGCCTGAGACATCGGCGACATTAAAAGCATAGGGGTCTGGGTAAATGTTAAACACATCAGCCCACCCTATCTGAGGCGCTGGCACTTCAGCCGATATGACGTCCCAGGTGGCATCCATCATGCCCCATTTTTCAATTGATTTGACTGCGGGAATAACGCCTTTGATGACCCCTGTGCCGAGGACACACGACTGACGAATAGCCGCTTTCAGGATCTCCTCGTAGCCCATGTCAAGCAATTGATCGCGCATTTCGGTTTGCATTAGATCAGCCCGACGAGTCATCTCATCGATAAAAGGCTGAGATTGCGGGTCATTAGCCATGTCCTGTGGAACGGGCGTAGGCTCAATGCCCCAATGGTCATCACGCCCGTTGAACATGATGTTGCTAATTTGACTCAACGCCTGGTCGCACTTCATGCGCGTGCGCCCAATGTAGATGTGTGAGTGAAACTTACTCAAACGTGAGGCATCAGGGTCGTTTTCCTGATTATAGGCTCTCAGATCCTCCATCCAGCGTGACTCAATCTCACGCCTCACTAGCTTCCACTGTTCCCACTTCTTCTGAAGCGTAGTGCCTAGAATATCGTCAAAAGTTGTAGTGGTCTGCTCATCGCGTTCGTGCTTTGCAGTCTCAAGTGAGGGGATCAAGCCTTTCATGTTGCCTCCCGGCAATAAGTTGATTCGTTATGCAGCCTTCTTTCGGCGCTGGTTTGCAGGTGATTGCATGACTAGGTATTGAGCAATGGCATAGCTCATAACTCGATCATCATTGCAGCTAAGTTGAGCTTCGTAACCGCCCTTCTCGTTGACAATAAACGTTTGCATTTCTTTGACAGTTTCAGTGCAACAAATGCCGTGAGCTTTCTCGCGCAACAATGCAGATAGATTGTCGATAATGTAAGGCTTGCTGCGTGCTGTCGTTGTAAAGCCCAATCGCCTCGTTTCGCGCTCACCGCTACCTCGATCATCTAATGATGTTTGCACGTAGATGTTTGGATAGCCGCTATCCCTAAGCACAATGTTGACAGCCAAACCATGATTGTTGGACTCTGCACCAATTTCAGCCACGTTGTAATGCTTGCCCAACGCCGCCAAGATGCGTGCAAACACATCTGGCGCACAGTGGCCGTGCCATTGCGCGACTTGATAGCCCGTTTCAACTTCGATCACATCCGCACACGAATAGTCCCCGCCATCCAGCCCTTCGGCAACGTCAGCTCCGATAACGTAACGCTGTCCTGTTTTAGGCTCTGCCCAGACGCGCAATTCGCCATCGTCACGCTTCACAAACTTACCGTTTTCGTAAACTTTGCGCTGTTTTGGCTTGAAGCACTCCTTCAGCGCGGCTTCCATGTGTCGCCTATCAAAGACAGTCCGATGTGCCAAAGACACAAACTCGCCTTCGAGATACAGCCTGGCTAGATCTTCGTCGTAATTCTTTAATATGTTGTCGGTATAGCCTGCTGGAAGAAAAGGGTTGCTGTACGTGCTGGCTTTGATTAGCTCGTAGCCTTCTTGCAGCTCGACGCCGCCCCACTTATCAAACACAAAGCCTAGCTGGCCTTGGTCTGGTGTCGTTACGCAGCCCACCGTATTGCCGTGGATGTGATTACAGGGTTGTCGGTTACGTTCAACGACTTTGCGCCATACGACTTCAGCCTTATCTTTTGGCAGTGTATCCAGCTCATCGACGATGCTGTGTGCTACCTCATACGCCACAATCCGCTCAGGACAATCATACGAACGGAAAATCACATCGCCGTAGCCCTTAATTGACAGCGTAAAAGTGGATTTATTGAGCGAATAGTCTTTAATGCCTAGCGTTTCTAGGTCTTTGATGAGGCCAGGTATGCCTCGCAGATTGATCAAGTCGTAAGTCGGGAAGTAATAGGCGCATGAAATGCCAGGGTCTTCCAGCATGAGCTTGGCGACTCGAAACGTCCCGCCCTGACTTTTGCCAGACCCTAGTCCACCCACTAAAGCGACAAACTTAGCCTCGCTAAAAATAAAGCGATGCTGCGGCTCAGTCAGCTTTACCTTGACTTCCACCGATAACCTCAAATATCACACGCAATGGCTTATTTTGGTCGCCGGACACTTCAACCTTTTGCGGCGCATTGTAGCCGTGCATGTCGTTCAGAACCTTCACAGCTTGCGTCCTGTCACCAACCCTAGCTTCTGGATCAGCAATCACTTCTTTGAGCGTTCTTACGCTGTCTTCTCGCGTCCATAGCTCTTTTTCGACTAACATCCCTTTTAATTCATCGATCCTTTGCTTAACCTTGACGTCTGCTGCTAATTGTGCTGACTTGGACCAAACTGAATCCGGTTTCCACCCATCAGTGTTGTAAGCTGCGCGATAAGCATCAGCTTGAGTCATACCCGATGCAATGCCTTGTGCGAATCTTTCCCGCCTATCCGTTAACTTGATATCGTCCATTTCAATGACTGTTGAATTGTTTAATCACTGCTGTACCAATCGCGCCAACTATAGCGATAACGCCCCAGCCCAGTAGCTGCTGTATGACATTATCAAAAAGCTTCTGCTTGCGATCTTCACGCGCAATCATGGCGGCAATGTACGCGTGATGCTCTGCATGGGACTCGGCATCAATTCTGGCTCGATTATCAAGCGCTTGTTCGATAATCTCCGCCATGCGTTCTTCGGTTATGTTGCTCATGAGCGATGGACTCCTTTCAGTCGCTCTACTGTGCGCATTGATCCTAATCCGAGCATGGCATACAACAGCGTTTCAATCACGCCTGTCTCAATACCTGGAAGTGGAATTGGGAAGCCTAGCCCCATTGAGACACCTACCACAATCGGCCTCAATACAAACTCATAACCAAAGCCTGCAACACAGCTCCAACCAACCGCGGGACGCCAACCGGTAATAAAGAGTGATTTATTGTTTGCTTCGACCTTGTTGATGTCGATTTGACCAAGCTGAAGTTGGTATTGATTTTGGATTTCTTGCGAGATTTGACTGAGTTTTGCCT